CGAGCCGATACCCACACGGCCAGAAGAATCTTGCCAGACTCCCCCTGTTCCGCTTCTATGTAACCAACCGTTGTACCTGATGTCAGACATTGTGTATTACTTTTTTAGATATTTAGGCAGACTCAAGTGCTGCAACTTTTGTTTTAAGAGTTTCAATTTCAACTGATTGTCTCTTTAACAGATTAACTAAATGAGGAACAAATCTGTCATAAGCAACGTTATCTGGTTCGGGTTCAGATAAAGGAGTTCTTATAGGGTCTCCAGTCAGATTACTTGGGTTCGTAGCATAATCAGCAACTTTCCAAGTAACTAATCTTGGGTCAATAGCAGCAACTTCTTCTGCAATAAATCCCCAGTAACCCCAATCCTTATTCTGATCCTGTGGAATATCTACCTTAGTATCATCTTGTTGATACCAAGTAGGGCGCATTGTTAATATTTTATCTGCATAACTATCTTGAATAGTTTCTACATTTTTCTTCCATTGACCAGAAGAACTGGAACGACCCATACCTCCATCAGAAAAAACAAAAACGTTTGCAGATAAACCAGCATTAGTATTTGAATTATACAGAGAACTATTCCAAACTCCGGCTTCGTTAATGAAAAATCTAGTTGTTGGTGATCCACCACTAGGTGTAGTGAACATATATATGCGTCCATCATCTTTATTTGATGTATCAGAACCAGAGGTTAAGTATATTGAACAAACGTCAGCAGTGTTCCATCTTCCAGCGAGAATTCCTAAAGCATTGTGTGCATTAGTTCTATTGGCATCAAATGTTATTTGAGTATATGAATCAGCACTATTAAGAATTTTTATACCTGTTGCACCACCTCCAGCAGTATCTCTTATATCAAGTCTAACTGTTGGGTCAGTACAATTAATACCAATATAACCATTTGATGCGATACGCATTCTTTCCGACATACCACTACCCGAAGGTCTAGTCTGGAATCTAATATGACCATCATCTTTATTAGTGGTATCTGCACCTGCTACAAAATCAATCGCTGCTATATCCGTACCATTCCACTGTGCTCTAAGATACCCACAACTATTATTTTCTGCACTTCTATTTGCATTAAATGTAAATTGTGGGTAAATATTATTACTTCCAGCATCTACTGTTATTCCGTGACCTGCTGTAGCAACAGGTATTTTGACCCCCGTGCTAGAGGTTTGAAACATCTCAGTAGTATTATGCATTAAAGCTACTGTACCAGCTCCACCTTGAGCATACATCTTAGTAACCCAAGAACCTGTATTTTTTTCCTGTAAATAAAAATTACCGTTTGTATGAGCATTAAGTCGCCATTTATCAGCATTATCATCTCCTTCATCAGCAAATAGATATAAATGACCCTCTCCACCTTCTGGCCCGTAAACTATAGCCCCTGCAGAATCTGTCGCGAAAGTTCTTACATTATTATGATATAGATCTACAGCTCCATTAGCCTTAAATGCAGCAGCAGTCTCAGCACCATCTCTAACTTTTATATTTATAGGTGTGGAAGCATCTATATTAGTTATTTCTGCTGCTGATCCTGTATAAGTTAATTGTAAGTTTTGAGCACTACCAATTCTTAAAGCTTTGTTATTTGCATCTATATCTATTACGTCAAGGCAATTAATCTTACCTGTGCTAGTCGTTACACCACTAACACTCAAACCGTCAGTAATATTGACGGTAGGAGTGGTATCCGATTTTATGGTATCAACCTTTAGAGTGCTCATCTTTTATACTTTTTAGATATTTAGGTTATAGACTTATTAGTTAAAATGATGATGGTGTAGACTTATTAGCTACAAGGTAAGCAGTAAAGTCTGTCTTCACTTGGTTAGTCCAAACTGCGTTACATATAGCCTGAACATCTGCATCCTCTCCACTAATATCTGTAGCTACTAGATTATCACTAGCATCTAATGATCCAGGAAGTAACATATGACGATGAAAAGTTCTTGTAAGTTCTTCACCATCTTCTTTAATGATGGTAGCTTTTCTTACTTGTATATTCCATCTTGATATTACTTCGATTTTGTCGTTTTCAGTTGTTTTTGTAATTGCCATTAGGGACGTTCTCCGAACGAAACAGGTTTAGGTATCAGTTTATAGACATTTAATGGTCTAAAATTATCGGATTAGGAATTAGTATAATAAGTAAAACTTGCATTCATATAGATGCCGTTATAATCCCAATCACCTACCAACCAGTCTCCCCAACCTGCGTCAGATGCACCCCATTGTCCTCTAAACTGATTAACAGCAGCAGAAGTCGTCCATGCATATTGATAATCTCCATTGAAAGCAACTCTATGAGTCCAGAAATCACGAGTTGTACAATAGGAACTATTAATATCATCAACATTAAAGGGCAATGCATCTACTGCAATCTGACCTGTCATCGTTGGTTCATTAACGTTGTTAAATCTACATGTGATATGAACCAATCTACCAATCTTGACATAAGAACCAGCTCCTACTGCATGAACAGTACCATAATTGCCACTACCTGCTAATCGTGGACTAAAAGTTCCTTCTTCATAATCGTCCAAAAGCTCAGATGTTCCTGAACCTGAAGTAGCACTAAAGTCAATACCGTGTCCAGATGCAACTTTTAAATTACCATCTGCAAGATCTAATCCATCATTATCAAATGTAAATCTATCGCTATAACCTCCACTACCCTGGGAAACTTGTAATAGCAATCCGTTTTGGCCAGAGGCAGATCCACCTTTTGCTTTAAAATTAACTCCATACCCACTAGCTTCATATCCTCTACGTGCAAGAGTTAAAACATTAGTATAATTAGCATCATCTGTTGTATTAGAAAGGATAGTTCCAAAAGTATTATTTGTAGAAATTTTTAAAATAGCACTACCACTACCTTGATCGTATATGTAAGTTGCTCCATTCCCATCAGCTCTAATACTATCTACACCCGTTTTACCTCTAATATAAATCTGGTTTGATGTATTACCACCAGAGTTTTCGATAATTATATCACCAGTAGCATTTCCTATATAACTATTATTATCACTCGATGAATGATAAATGGCTAGATCTTGACTAGTCCCGAAGGCAGCCATTGTATTATCTTCAAACGTGAAACGATTAGTACTTTGATCCCAATAAGCATTGGTACTTGCACCAGTGAATAGTATATCACCACCTGATGTGATGCGAAGTCTTTCTGTTGCTGAACTTGCACCATCAGCAGTAGTAGAAAATACAATTCTGCCTGGCGTATCCGTAGTACCTGTAGCAGCATCAGCAAGAACTTGGATACGAGCAAATTCATAACCTGTTAAATCATTAAAAGTAATATTTGCAACTTCATCATCAGCTGACATTGTAGTTGCAACTTCACCACGACTTAGAGACATGAAGGCTTCACCAGTTGTAGAACCAATTCTACCTGAAACATTTAATACACCATACTGTCCAGAACCTGATGCTTTACTTGCAGTGGTTCCTACAAGTAGTCTACCACTTGAGTCGAGGCGAAGTCTCTCATCACCATTTGTTCCTAATGTCAGGGTATTACTTGCAGGAGAATGTACTGATGCCCCTGCACCTACCGTGACGGTTCCATTTCCAGCAACACCAACCTGTAAATTAGCCATTTATCAATAAAATCCTTTTTTGTATTTATGCTATAAGAAGCGTACAACCTGCTTCAACCGTAAGTCCGATTCCAGCAGCAACTTGTACAGGACCAACCAATATTGCATTTTTGCCAGCAGGTAATGTAAGATTCTTGTCAATAACCTGATCAAGCATCAACATACCATCAATCACAGAAACATTACCATGTGCCTGAAGAGCACCTTCTGAAGTAGCAGCACCAGCAGCAGTTCCCTTAACACCAGTAGTATTAATACCAGCTTGCTTAATTGTAGAAACACCAACAGAATCTTCTGTCCAAACACCAGCAGCAACACCAGTTAACTGAGAACCATCACCAACAAATTGCGTAGCAGTAACAATACCCGCAAAAGTAGAGTTACCTCCATTAAATATACCTATCGTAACAGCACTACCTACACGAAATCCAGAAGCTGCAGTTACAATACCCGAAGTATTAATTTGCTGTCCTTCAATCGTAAGACTGCCATCCGCTGCGGATAAAACATCAGTCTGTCCATCTATGCGAATGCCCATTTTTGACCAACCACTACTTTTTAGGTATTTATAAAAAAGTAATAGGGCAAAAAAATGGCGGGGTTTTTTTACCCGCCTTTTTGGAAGCTAAAATCGATTTTGCTGGCCCGAATTAATAAGGATTTGTATAAGATAACCTATCTTCTGGACACGTTGCCCTTACTAACTCCAAAACATTCATAAACTGTTCGGAAGTCTCGCATACTATATTCTTTGTATCACCATCACTAGAATATAGATAAAAACTTTTCTTTACTGTATCCACCACACATTTCATCAAATACTCATCATCTTCATACTCAGTATTGTCTTCTCCCAAATCAGGTCTTTGATTTTCTTGCATGTGGATGATTCAACTACTTTAGTACTATATCACTATAATGGGAGTTTGTCAAGGTCTGCTGTACCAGAAGGATAAGACAAATCTCTCTGCTTCCTCAACTTTACTAACATAATGAAGATGTTGCGAATTAGAGAAAATAACTAATTTACCTTTTTCTGGTTTTATTTCAATATCCTCAAAAATAGTAGATCCACCCTTAAAGTCATCATTTAAGTAAAGCATTGCTGCAAACACATCTGGTCTATGAACATTATTATCATCAAAATGAGGTTTCATAAATGTCCCTACAGGCCATCTTACAACACCAACATAGTCTAATACAATTTCACTCTCAAACGTTTTACATCTATTAGTTACATTATTAATAACACCACCAAATAATTCATCCGTTGTAGAATTCATATCTATAGGATCTACATTACCACCCAAATATTTTGCACCATAATTCTTATCGAATGGTTGGTTTGGAATATATGTAAGAGTTTCATTTGGATCTGAATGTGTTACAGCATCCAATGTACGATCTTCTTTTTTAACATCATAAAGGTCAATAAATGGTTTACATAGAGAAGAATCTAAAAAATTATCCTCTACATATATAAGTTTTTTCATCAAATAGTAATCGTATTCCTCTTAGGTGCATATTGTGGATCATTAAGTATCCTTTCTTCAGGATCAACTTTATCTGGATTAAAGTTTGGATCAGGATAATCTTTCCAACTTTCTCCTTCATATTCTACGTGCAATGGGTTAACATCCGTCCTTGCTGCATATACATGATAGAAACAATTGATCGGCATCCCACCTTGTGCTTGAAGATGAACTGTTTCTGAGTCCCATCTCTTTATAATAACATCTTGGTGTGCTCCAATAGGTTGAAGTTGTACTGAAATACTCTCAACATCTACTAGATCTTTCCAATAGTCAGGTAGTTTTATTACTGTTTCATTCTTTACTCTTCCCCTACAATATACACCAACTTCTGGGCCCTCAATACAAGCATAACGAAGTCTCCATCCGTCTTTAGATGGGTGCTTGATATCAAAAGGTTTTGGTGATGCATCAGCAGCAGCAAACCTAGATGCAAGTCGTCCTTTATTACCACAATCAGTAGCACCAGTTACATATAAATCTCCATCAATATAAACAGCATCTGGTGATCCTCCTTTAAAATATCCAGCATGAGAAGCACCCCCTGTTACATTAATAGCACTCGTAGTATCTCCATCTCCTTCAATTCTTACATTACCTCTAGTGTGAAGTGCTCTAGGTGTTGTAACAGTATCACTACGACCAATCATTGTCGTTGCAACAGACTCTCCGAAATTACCTGCTGCTCCGTGTTGTACTGGGCCCTGCAAATAGACCGAATGATCTATCTTTGCTGGTCCTATACCTAATGCTTGTGGTGTGATAAATGGTGCAGAAACTATAAGTTGTCCACCATAAACCCACTGTTCGTCCATTGAAAATGCCATATTGTCCTCCTACGGTTTCATTTTTCCTGGTATAGGTAATGCTTTTGCAACAGTTGCAGCAGTTACCCCATAAATTAATGGCGAAAATATCTGTGTTGATAATCCACCAGAAATAGTTATCAGTCCTGTACTTAAAAGTTTAAGAGATTGCTTACCATCTACTGTAATATTTTTTGAGTCAAGTTTAATAGTTTCATTTGCATTGGCATAGAATATACCGTGAGGAGCATTCCCATTTGCAACAAACTCAATATCTTGTCCTTCAATACGAACCTTTCCATTTGCTGCCTTGAGTTGAATGTCTCCATTCTCTGCAATAACAACAAAGGCTTCCTTCTCACAAATACCTTCAGGTGGATCACTTCCTTCAGGAACTGCTGCTAAATCTTCTCCCGTATGAATCATTGTAGACCCAGGAGCATTCATTATAGTCCATCCTGTACGAGGACCATCTTCATCTAAACTAATGAAGTGTCTCCCATCCAGTGCTTTTAATTCTATACTTGAGGTAACATCTTCCTGTTGACTTAATCCACCAAAAGTAATCATACCATTCATGGTACTAATTACTTGTGTCCAAAAATTCTTTTTCTGTGTCATTGTAGTCTCTCGTCAGCAGTTACAGAATTAGTAATACTTTCTGGTCTGGTATCCCATACCTGAATATCACTCCCATTATTAGAATCAGTACCAGCATACTTTATACCATCATCAAAATAAACATTACCATAATAGGCTTTGCCATCAATCCAACCCTGAACATTAAGTCCTATCAAATCATAAACCTGAACAACATCTCTAATAACTGGTTCTACTGGTTGAGGATCACGGATAATATCAAAAACAGGAACGAACTTTGCATTAAAACCACTTTCAGTATCCATTGATATCTGTGGAAGATCTGTAAACCTACCACCCTTATCAACACTTACTGATTTAATCTTACCAAAAGGATCGCACTTGTATGATAATACTGTACCATTACTTGGTGTAATTGTCAATTTATCTACACCACAATTATATCCAATACCAGGATCATTTACAACAACATCTGTAATCGTAAGAACAGCAGGATATTGAGGTACAGTTTGTGGTGGTGGAAGATAACCGTTACCACTATCTTTAATAATAACCTTTACGACAACACCATCCTTAATAATTGTTTCCAATACAGCACCATTTCCATTCTTACAAGGATCTATAACTTGTACTTGTGGTGGTGTATGATATCCAAACCCACCATTAACTAGATCAACTGCAATCAAATTACCTTGAGAATCTACAACTGGATTTGCTTGTGCTCCTATACCACCTCCACCAAAAAACTTAAGTGCTGGTGGGCCACAAGGTTTGTCTGCAGTATCACAAGAGTTAGACCTTAATAAATTCTTCGGTGTAAGTTGATTAACCTGTTCTATAGGAAGATATACAATCTGCTCATCACCATTAATAAAAATAAATTCTGTATCTGGATTTAATTCAGCATAAGCATTTGCATCAGCAACAGAAACATACTTAACATATCCTTCAGTCTCGCTGATGTATCCTACTGTAATATTATCGAATGAAGTTGGTGCTATTGGCATTGTTTATCTCCTATGCAATATCAGAATTTAAATCAGTCACCCTAGATGCAGGTAACTTAAACTTCTTAATAACTTTAGTACCCTCTTTAATCAAAGATGTTTTCTCTATACCAGTACCAAATGATTTATTAGTACCAGTTGTATTGGCAGTATTAGTTGCACTCTTTGCAACAGAAGCAGTACTTGGTTTACCACCATCACTACCTCCACCCTGCATAGTATGAACATCATTTGGAGAACAGGTTGGTTTAGGATCACAATCAAAAACCTGAGTAACTGACTTAATAAACCCTATTGATGTAGCAATATCAAAGTTAAGGCCACCCATTGATCCTAGTGCTCCAGTCAATGATCCAAGATCTGGGCCAGCAAGAGCAGCACCTTTACCTACAATAGAACTTAAAATACTAGGATTAAATGCTCCAAGTGCTCCTGCAGCACCAATTAATCCTTTAATATCTCCCGACTTAATTGCACCAAACGCACCACCAACTCCCTGCATTAATGATGCATCAACACCAAGTATACCAGAGACAGCACCAAAACCACCAATCATATCCCCACCAGCAACCATACTTATTGCATTTGCTATAGCACCTTGATTAACTAAAGAATTAACTCCAGCAAGATCTAATAGATTTGTCAATCCCTCACCATATCTACCACCCATAAAACTATTGATTGCTGAACCAACAAGATTTGGGGACAACCCTTCATGAGAAGAATCTTGTGCTATTGTCTCTGCCATTGAACCTATAAGAGCACCAGATCCTAATGCAGCAAGAACATTCTCCTCATTCACTGAATTATTCAAACTACCAACACCTTCAGATCCCTCTTCGGTTGTTGATCCACCTAATGATTCTTTAACACCACTAACAACAGGACCAATAGCAGAATCAAAACCACTCATAATTGTATTAATATTCTGTCCTAAAATTTCACCAACCAATTCTTCTGTAGAACATAATGGTTCTGGTGAATAAAATCCAGCTGGAGGAAGTGGTGGAGCAACATCAGAATCAAGTTGATTAGTAGGTGCTATAGTTTCTGATGGATCAACACCCTGAACACCACCCTCTGCAATAGCAGCATTAGCGGCTGCATCTTCCGATTGTTTCTTCTTCCTCTTAAAAGCCTTCATTAATGCAGCTGCAATACCTGCTGCTAATGCTGCACCAGCAAGACCATTAAACATACAAGCAAGTTTCTCAAGTCCTGCTATCTGATCTTCCATTAACTTATTCTTAAAGGAAGGGACTGCAAGATTCAACATCGGTGCAGTCTTCTCATTAAATTGATCTGTAGTATATTGCTGAACCTTACCCATTATATCCTTCATATGCTTTGCCATCTGTTTTGATGCCCTCTGTATCTCAGCATCAATATCCTTAGCCGCATCAACAATAGGCAAACTTCCTGCACTCTCAAGACTCTGCATAGACTCTTGCATCTGCCTTATATTTTCTGAAAGAGCTTCAGTCTCTACCTTCATATTCTTTATCGCAGACTTATGTTCTGGGTCTGGACAAGCAAGAGCATGTTTCTTATTTAAAACTTCATTCTTCTTTTTGTCTGCTGCTGAGAATTGATGAGTAGCATCTGTTGATTCATTCTGTAGATTACTATTCTCGGTTTCCTCC